ATATCAACAACTTTCACAATGGGAAAGTGGTTCAAGACATCCAACATATAGAAATATTGAGAAGATAGCGAACGCCCTTGAAACAAGTACATTGATACTAATTGGGTTCGACTTATGTGATGTATCTACAAATGATTTGCTTAATGAAATCAAAAGGCGGTGCAAGTAAATGGCAGCAGAAAAGAATTTTGAAAATAAGGTCAAAGCGTTCCTGAAGGACACCGGGGCGTGGCTGCTGAAATACTGGGGCGGTGCTGCTTATACAAAAAGCGGTATTCCTGACCTGTTGGTTTGTTCAGACGGGTGTTTCCTTGGCATTGAAGTCAAAGCACCAAACGGTGAACCGTCACTATTGCAGTTGGTCAACCTCAAAAAAATCAGAGAATCAGGCGGGTATGGAATTTTGTTGTACCCCAAGGATTTTGAACAGTTCAAAATGTTCATTGCAAAAAAATCAGAACTTAACGCTTGGTATCTTTCCAACATTGAAGATCAGAAGCGTTGGGAAATAAAATTATCAAAATAAGGAGTGAAAGAGCATGGCAGCAAAAAAGAAAGCAGATGCAGCGGTTGAGAATACCGCAGAAGTAACACAGGAAACAGTTCAGGAAGAAATTGAACAGGTAGCAGCAGACAATGTAAAGGAACTTGACAATAAGAAGTATGTAGTTGACCACTTACTTTCAACCAAGCGTGAGGGAATGGAAGATCTGATTGCATACATGGAAGAAATCGGATTCTTTGAAGCACCTTGCAGTGGTGGAAATCACCTTGCTTGTCAGTTCGGTCTTGTTCATCACAGCAGAAATGTAATGATGGCAGCAGAAAATATTGGTTATGCACTTCTTGGTAAGGTCAAGTATACAGAAATCCGTGATTCAGTCATCATTGCAGCAGCATTACATGATCTTGGTAAGTGTGGGGACTTTGGCAAGCAGATGTATGTGCCTAACATGATTAAGGACGGCAGACCTACCAAGGCAGAGCCGGAACAGAAATATAAACAGTCTGAAAGCAAGCCTTTCAAGCGTAACCCGGCACTTCTTCCACTTGACCACGCAACCCGCAGCATCAAGTTAGCAACCCTTTTCATTGACCTGACGGAAGAAGAAGAATTTGCTATCAGATACCATGATGGTCTGTATGAATCAGCAAACTATGCAGTGAAGGGAAATGAAACCCCGTTATATTTGATTCTGCACTATGCTGATTTATGGTCAAGCAGAGTAACAGAAGGCAGCACAGATGAAGGAAGTGAAGAATAATGGATAAAAGAGATAAGAAAATCAGACAGTTAGAAAATGAACGCAACCGTTTAATGACTGAAAATCAGGAATTGAAGTATATCATCAATGATATTCAGGCGGTAAATGATGTTATGCGTGAAGATATTGAAAAGGAATGTGCTGCTGAATGTGGCTGTATTGTAATTGAAGGAAGTCGCACCAGTGCAGCATATCAGGATTTAGTTGGTATTCTTCTTGCTAATAACTATTCTGTTGAAGTCATACCAATGGATGAACGCAGAAAGTTAAAAATCATTATCAAGGAAAGTGAGGTATAAGAGTATGGTAAATGAAAGACAGGGAAAGGTTTATAATCCACGCCCAGTATATAACAGAAAGTTATTACGTTCAGTGATTCGTGCGGGAGTTCAGAAACAGTTTGGTCAGCATCATGTTTCTGCTAACATGGCGGGAAACTTTGAAAGAATCAGAAAGGAACAGGTGAAATAATATGGCACAGATGCTTTTGATTATGGGTGAATCAGGTACAGGAAAAAGTACCAGTATGAGAAATTGCGATCCGGCAACAACTGCCGTTGTGAACCCGGTTGGTAAACCGTTACCGTTCAAGGGTAAGTTCACAATGCTGAACAGTGAGGTTGAATCCCGCAAAATCTGCAAGTTTATGAAGGAACAGGCAGCAGCCGGGAAGAAGTTACTGGTGGTTGATGACTTCCAGTATATCCTTTCTGTTCCATACATGAACCGTATCAAAGAAAACGGTTGGGATAAATGGAATGACTTCGGTGCGAACTACTTTGAAATCATTGAGGTGTGCAAGGAACTTCCTGATGATGTGGTGGTTGCTTATATGACCCACACAGAAACACTTGAAAATGGTGTTACTACTATTAAGCTGATCGGAAAGTTACTTCGTGAGAAGATCACCATTGAAGGACTTTTCACCATTGTACTTAGAACAGGTGTGAATGAAGGAAAATATTACTTCTACACGCAGAACAGTGGCAAGGACACCGTGAAGTCACCTATGGGAATGTTCCCGGCATACGCCATTGACAATGACCTGAATTATGTAGCCGATAAAATCCGCAACTTCTATGAAGTCGGTGAGTATAAGACAGATGCAGAAATGGGTCAGGCTGATGCACAGGCTGCATCCGATCTTGAAAAGCCGGATGCAAACGGCAGACGGGCAAGGGGTGGAAAAAAGACCACATCCACAGCAACACCACCTACCACAACAGAGGATGCAGCACCAAAGACAGGCAGAACCGCCCGCAAGACACATGATGAAGTGGTGGCTGAAAATAATCAGAAAATGGCTGATTATATGGCAGAGCGTGACAAGGCTGTTGATGCCGTTGCAAATGGGCGTGAAGAAATCCCGTTTGAAGAAGCGTGTGCAGCAGCGGATTCTGTACCGCAGCCGGAACTTGAAACACCGCCAAGAAGAACCCGCAAGGAAAGAAAGTCTGCTGAACAGTCTGAACCTGTTCAGGACGGTACAACAAATACTGATTCTGAATCTGTCACACTGGATGCAGACACATACTTCTATGTTCCGGCTGATGATAACTATGTGATGAAGCACAAGGGTGACACGGTTGACCTGATTGTTGACGGTGTTGAGGTTATGAAGGTCATTAGCAAGGAAGAATTTGGTGAAGGTGTGAAGCGTTTAGCACAGGCAGACAACCCTAAGCCGGAAAACCCTATTGACGGGGCAATGAACCCGCCGGAGAAGGGCAGACGCACAAGAAGAAGTGCAGCACAGGCACAGCCTGATAATGCAGATACAGCAGCGGATGAAACCCCGGCAGTAGATGAACAGCCGACTGGCAGAACCCGCAGAGTAAGAAAAACACGCTAAGAAAGTGAGGTAAAAGAACATGAACAATCCTTTTGGTTTACCTGATGAACTGTTTGGTGCAATCCTTGCATCAGCAATCACAGAAGGAATGAACACGGCAAACAACCGTTCAATGAAGAACCCGCACCCGGTAGCACCTAAACAGGATGTATTGCCGGAAGATGGTGCAACTGCTGCAAAGAAAATCTATGATTCCTATGTAAAAGCCGGATTCAATGAGGTTCAGGCGTTTGAGTTGTTAAAGTTAGTATTAAGCAAATAAGAAAGGTTAAAAAGGTGAAAAATTATGGCTATTGATTTCAGTGCATTTGATGAAAAGGTTGATTTACAGGAATTACAGAATGAGGTGCAGAACGCACCTGACAATGATTTTGCTGATGTGCCTGACGGTACATATATCATTGGTATTGAGAAGATGGAAATTAAGTTGACCAAGGCACAGGATAAGTTGATGTTTGCAGTTCAGGCAAAGATCAAGGAAGGTGAACAGGCAAACCGCATGATCTTCTTCAACCGTGTTATTTCCGGAAACAGTTCCGCAAAGTGGACGGACGGACAGGCAATCAAGTCTGTATGCACTTGGGTGAACAAGCTGATTGCAGAAGATGACACACCTGTTGAATTTGTGAACTATGCAGATTTTGCAGATCAGATTCTTGATGTATTCCAGTCCATTCAGGGTGCGATTGAAGTTGAGGTTGATTATAAGGCAGATGCTTTCAACCCTATCACAATCAAGGAAGTTTTTGACTGTTAAAAAATTTTGCTTGCGTGTGGACTGACAATCCACAATAATGTTATCAGGCGGTGGCGGGGTCACACCTTCCACCGCTATTTTCAGAAAGGGTGAATGTAGTGATATTTTATGACTTTGAGGTTTTCAAGGAAGATTGGCTTGCTGTTTTCATTGATGTGACCAAGAAAAAAGAATATGTGATAATCAATAACCCTGATGAATTAAAAGCCTTATATGAAGCTAATAGCAAGGATATATGGGTAGGTTATAACAACCGCCACTATGACCAGTACATTATGAAAGGTATTCTGTTGGGAATGAATCCCAAAAGAATCAATGACTGGATAATTGTTGAAAAAAAGGAAGGGTGGCAATTTTCATCAGCGTTCAACAAAGTTCCAATGATTAACTATGATGTTATGCCGAACCCCCCGGTTGGTTTGAAAACACTGGAAGGTTTTCTTGGCAGCAATATCAAGGAAACGGATGTTGATTTTAGAATAAACAGGAAATTGACCAAGGAAGAAATTGAAATGACGGTTTTCTACTGTAGGCATGATGTGGAAGAAACCATCAAAGTATTCCTTGAAAAAATAGATGAATTTAATGCAATGCACGGTATCATTCAGGCTTTCCCGGACATTGTGAACCTGTCTGATATAGGGGACAGTGAAGCAAGAATCACCGCAAAGGTGCTTGGGTGTTCTCGCAGATCATTTGAAGATGAATTTGATTTTTACTTCTTGCCGTGCTTGCAACTGAAAAAATATAAATATGTTCAGGACTGGTTTGAACAGAAAAGACAAGAAGCCTTGTCAATGGACTTGGCACACATGGATAAATACTCAAAACGCACATGGTACAAGGAACAGGGACTTGAAACCGTGGTTGCGGGTATTCCTCATTCATTCGGTTTTGGCGGTGTTCATGGGGCAACAGCCACACCAATTCACAAGACCGGGCAACTGCTGCACGTTGATGTAAACAATTACTATCCTTCAATGCTGATTGCTTGGGGACTGGTTACAAGGGCAGCAACTAATGACAATTACCCGTTGGTGTATAACACACGAAAAGCCATGAAGGAAAAACAGATTGCTGCAAAAAACGCCGGAAACAAGAAAGAAGTCAAGCGGTGGAAGAAAGCACAGTTGCCATATAAGAAGATGCTGAACGCCTTGTCAGGTGCAATGAAGGATGAAACCAATGCAGCGTATGACCCAAGAAACAATAACTGTATGTGCATCAACGGTCAGTTGATGTTGCTTGACCTGATTGAACACCTTGAAGTTGTACCGGGATTTGAACTGATTCAGTCCAACACGGACGGTCTTATTATTTGGATTCCTGACACAGATGAAGCCTTTGAAATGGTTGATGATATTTGTTGGGAGTGGGAACAGCGTTGTTCAACAGATCAGTGTTCAATTCTTCTTGAACTGGATAATATCAGTGAAATCTATCAGAAGGATGTGAACAATTACCTTTGGGTTGGTATTGACGGCGGTGTTGAAAGAATCGGTGCTTATGTGAAGGAACTTTCAGCGGTTGACAATGATCTGCCAATACTGAATAAAGCACTGGTTGACTACATGGTCAAGAAAACCCCGGTTGAACAGACCATCAATCAGTGTGATGACCTGATTATGTTTCAGAAGATCGTCAAGTTATCAGACAAGTATGATTGGGTGGAACATGAGCATTGCACCCCGCTTGTCAGTCATATAGGCAAAAGAACAATCAAGACGGTGTATGAATACCCTGACAAGGACAAATACACATATAAGTCATACAGGGTGTTTGCATCTAACGATCAGCAGCATGGAAGATTGCTGAAACGTAAACAGGTGAAAACCAAGGGTGAAAAATTCGGTAATACACCTGACCACTGTTTCATTTTCAATGATTCAGTTGTTGGGGTAAAAACACCGCCTGAACTTGATAGGCAGTGGTACATAGATTTAGCAAAGAAACGCTTGAAACAATTTGGTGTTGTAGCGTAACACCGGGAAGGAAGGTTTTTCATGGATTTAGAAATCAGATATGAAAATGGTTCAATGACTGTTCATCTTGAAGAATTTCTGAATATCCGCAGCATTGCCAAGGTCAGGAAACTGCTGAAACTTATCAGAAGCAGTTTCACCCCGGAATGTGAACAGCAGATTAAAGAATTTGTTCAGGAACAGGCTGAACAATTTGAACAGGTTCAGAAGGAACACAGCATTTACATTGAAGGGTATACCCAAAAGATTAGATATGCAGAACAGCAGATCAGACAGACACAGCATATTATTTCACAGATTCAGACGGGTGTTAAAAACTCGCAGCTTCTCCGGGATTCACACAGGAAGAACACAAAGGTTTGGAAGAACCGCAATGCTGATGTAAAAAAGTACAGGGAACGCCTGAAAGAACCAAGAAACACATTGAAGGAACAGAAGGAAGAACTGAAAGAGTTGAAAGCATTGTTGCGATCAAGGCAGCAGTCTTTTGACCGTAACATCAGGAATAAGGATTTTTATAAAAAGGTGTTAGAAAACATCACATAAGGTAGGTGATAAAAGATGCTTTACAAAGGTTATGTTGAAACCAAGGGCAAGGCAAGCATTGAAAAACTGAAAAACAGAACCACATGGAAAACCTATGATGAAGTGAAAAACCTGAATGGATTCGGCGGGGTTTTGGCTGATGACACCATCCTTATTGACATTGATGATTCTGACCAATCTGAAATTTTGATGAACATTGTGGAAGAACTACAACTTGACTGTAAAGTCCTTTGTACCAGTAGGGGAAAACACTTCCTTTTCAAGAATCGTACCATTGCAAGGAACAGGACACACGTTCAGTTGGCTGTTGGTCTTACTGCTGATATAAAAGTCGGCAGTAAGTTATCCTATGAGGTCATCAAGATTGACGGTGAAGAAAGATTTTGTGAATGGGACATTGAAGAAGGTGGAAAGTATCAGGAAGTTCCCAAGTGGTTGTTCCCGGTCAAGGTAACCGCAGACTTTGTTGATATGGATGCCGGGGACGGAAGGAATCAGGCACTTTTCAATTATATACTGACCCTGACTGCAAATGATTTCACGGTTGAAGAAACCCGTGAGTGCATCCGCATCCTGAACAAGTTTGTTCTTAAACAACCGCTGTCAGATGATGAACTGGAAGTGATCTTGCGTGATGATGCTTTTCAGAAACCTGTTTTTTTCCTTGGCAGCACATTCCTGTTTGACAAGTTTGCAGTGTTTATGAAGAACACGGCACACGTTATCAAAATCAACGGACAGTTACACATATATAAAGACGGTGTGTATTCCAATGGGTACAAGGAAATTGAATCAAACATGATTCAGCACATCCCCAACTTGAAAAAAATGCAACGCCGGGAAGTTCTTGATTACATGGAATTGATTGTTGATGAAAAGGAACAGTCAGATGCAAACCTGATTGCTTTCAACAATGGTGTATATGACCTTGTGACCGGGGAACTGAAACCATTCAGCACGGACATTGTTATTACTAACAAGATTCCTTGGGACTACAAGCCGGATGCCTATTCTGAACTGGCAGACAGTACACTGAACAAGTTAGCGTGTGGTGATGCAGCAATCAGGGCGTTGTTGGAAGAATGTATTGGTTACTGCTTTTACAGAAGAAATGAGTTAGGCAAGGCGTTCATCCTGACAGGTGACAAGTCCAATGGTAAAAGTACATTTTTGGATTGTGTCAAAGCAATCCTTGGTGATCGAAACATTTCAGCACTTGACTTGAAAGAACTTGGGGACAGGTTCAATACTTCAATGATGTTCGGCAAACTGGCAAACATTGGTGATGATATTGGTGATGATTTCCTTCAAGGTTCACAGGTCAGCGTGTTCAAGAAAATAGTAACAGGTAACCGCATTAAGGCAGAGCGTAAAGGACAAGACCCATTTGAGTTCAACCCGTTCATCAAACTGTTATTCAGTGCCAATGATATTCCCCGTATGAAGGACAAGACTGGGGCAGTACTTAGGCGTTTGGTCATTATCCCGTTCAATGCCACGTTCAGCAAAGATGACCCTGATTATAGACCATTCATCAAGTATGAATTGACACAACAGGATAGCATTGAATATCTTATCAGACTTGGTGTGGAAGGACTAAAAAGGGTAGTCATAAATAATGGATTCAGTAAGTCAGATAAGGTTCAGAATCAGTTGGATGAATATGAACAGGAAAACAATCCCATCCTTGCATTTATCAATGACACCGGGGTTGACATGATCGAAAATGAACCAACCAATGAGGTATACAAGCGGTATCAGGTATTTTGTGCAGACAACAGTATGCAGCCAATGTCAAATATTGTATTCAGTAAGCAGATCAATAAAAGGCTTGGGTTCAGAGTAATTCAGAAAAAAGTGAACAATAAAAATTGTAAGATATTTGTTTCATAGCAGAAAGGAAGGTGATTGAATGTGTCAGAAAAACTGCAAATATTGGAACTTTTTGGTGGCATAGGGTCACCAAGGGTTGCCCTTAGAAACATAGGTGTTTCAGTAAAATCTATTGATTATGTGGAAATTGATGAAAAGGCTGTCAGGTCATACAATGCAATGTTTGAACAGGAATCAGCATATTCACCGCAGACAGTAGTGGGGTGGAATCTTCAACCTGATATTCTGATTCACGGGTCACCGTGTCAGGATTTCAGTATTGCGGGGCATCAGGGAAAAGCAACGGCAGCAGACGGAAGAATAAACAAAGGAAAAGGTGCTGATGAAGGTTCAGGGACAAGATCATCCCTGATGTGGGAAACGGTACATATTATTGAACAGATGGGTGAGTGGAAACCAACTGTTGTGATATGGGAAAACGTAAAGAATGTTTTATCAAAGCACATGGTTCACAACTTCAACCGTTACCTGTCATATATGGAAAAGTTGGGTTATTCCAATAATTACAAAGTGTTAGACTGCCGTGATTATGGAATACCACAAGCACGGGAACGGTGTTTCACAGTATCAATTCTTGGTGACAATGCTTTTGATTTTGAACTGATGGAAAAAAGACCCATGAAGAACATTTCAAATTTTCTTGAATACGGTGATGTTCCTGATTGCTACTTGGTGACACAGCCAAGTGTTTATTCAGTGATTGGTAAGAAAGGAATCAGAAGGGCAACCATAATCAAAGATTATGTAAATACTATCACAACAAGACAGGATAGGACACCCGCACAGGTCATTGATCTTGGTGGTGGAAAATACAGATATTTGACAGAACTGGAATGTTGGCGGTTGATGGGATATTCGGATGATGATTTTTATGCAGCAGAAGCAACTTGCAGAGTTGAACCGGGGAAAATGAACAGAACCTTATATCATCAGGCGGGTAATTCCATACCCGTACCGATATTTGAAAGTATGTTCAGTGCAATGCTGAACAGTGGGATTATAAGAAAGGAAGGTATCAATTAGTGAAAGGTGGAAGAAATACAGAAGGTTATGCAGACCCAACGGCAACTATTGCGGTTGGTAACTGTTGGTAACGGTTCACGGTAACGGTTGAAAGTCTTTATTTATGCGGTTTGTAACGGTAGTAACGGTTAAATGTAATTTTATTATTATTATTTTTATATAAGTTTTTTTTATGTATTTATAAAAAGTAAAAATATAGAGTATAAGGGTTTAACCGTTACCGTTACCAACCGTTACCGTCAGTATTTACAAGGCTTTCAAGGTATTTTTTGCCAATTTTCAACCGTTACCCAACAGATACCAAGGAAAGGATAGGTGAAAGTGATGAATAATAAGAAATTGACTGCACGGCGGTACTTAGAGCAGATACAGGAATTTGATATTTATATCAATCAGGACTTAGAACGCCTTGAAGAAATGAAAATCAATGCTTGCAGTACAGGGGCAATAGATTATTCCAAGGATAGAGTGCAGACAAGTCCGTCAGGTGATACACTTTGCAAACAGGTAACAAATTATGTTGCTTTCAATGATAAAATCAATGCAGAAATTGACAGTTTTGCAGATGCTAAAGAACAGATCATCAAAGAAATCAGAGGTTTGCGTGATAAAAATTATGTTCAGGTGTTGTATAAAGTGTATGTTCAGTACAAGACAGTGAAACAGGCATCCAAGGAAATGAAAAAGTGCTATAATTACACGGTTGAACTGCATAACAAGGCACTTGCAGCGTTTGAAAAAACTTATCAAAACTTACATTATTTGATGTAATCGGTTATAATCTGACGATTGACAAACGGGTACAAGACAATTATGATAAACTTGCAAAAACTGGGTTGCAGATAATTCTTATGAATTATCTGCAATTTATTTTTTACTGCCGATATTTGCACCCTGAAATGTAATGTTTCAGGGATTTTTTATTGCAAAAATACATGAAAGGGGTGTTGTTTGATGGCAAAAACGGCAAAATTAACTGAAAAACAGCAGCGTTTTGTTGAAGAATACCTGATTGACCTGAACGCAACACAAGCAGCCATTCGTGCGGGTTATTCGGCAAAAACAGCAGATCAGCAAGGTTCAAGGATGTTGGCAAATGTCAAGGTTCAACAGGCAATTAGTGTTGCAATGGCAGAACGCAGCAAAAGAACAGGAATCAATCAGGACAGGGTTGTTTTAGAACTTGCCCGCATTGCTTTTGTGAAGATGACAGACCTTGTTGATAGTCACGGAAGAATCAAAGACAATGCAACTGATGATGACCTTGCCTGTATTGAATCCGTGAAATATAAACAGTCTGAATCAGAAACCGGGTCAAGCGTTGAAAGGGAAGTGAAGATTTCACCAAAGCTGAAAGCACTTGAATTACTTGGTAAGCATTTGGGTATGTGGAATGACAAGATTGATGTGAATATCACACAGCCTATTGTTATTACTGGTGAAGATGCCCTTGAAGATTAGGCGGTGATCGTCTATGGTCAAGAACAGAATATCTTCACAATATGTTTTTGGGTATCAGAAGTTTATCCTGTACCCGGAAGATTACAAGGCTACAAAGTCCGGCAAGAAGAAAGTGCTGCTGCCTGAACTGGTTGGTAAGGGTTACGGTACTTTTTGGCGTTGGAAAGGTAGATATAGGGTATGCAAGGGCAGCCGTGCATCCAAGAAATCAAAAACAACTGCCCTTTGGTACATCACCAATATGATGAAGTACCCACAGGCAAATACCCTTGTGGTCAGAAAGACTTTCAGAACCCTGAAAGATTCCTGTTTCACAGAATTGAAATGGGCGATTCACCGCCTTGGCGTTGATGCCTTTTGGGAAATCAAAGAATCACCACTTGAAATGACCTATAAACCAACAGGTCAAAAGATTTATTTCAGGGGACTGGATGACCCCCTGAAAGTAACATCAATAACCGTTGACATTGGTTGCTTGTGTTGGATGTGGATTGAAGAAGCCTATGAGATCAGTTCAGAAGATGATTTCAATATGCTTGACGAATCAATCCGTGGTGCTGTTCCTGACGGTTCAGGACTGTTCAAGCAAATAACCCTTACACTGAACCCGTGGAATGAACACCACTGGATAAAGAAACGGTTTTTTGATACCCCTGATGATGAAGTCCTTGCAATGACCACCAATTACAAGTGCAATGAATGGTTGGATAAGGCAGACTTGAAAGTCTTTGAAACCATGCGGAAACAGAACCCAAGGCGTTACAAAGTAGCGGGTCTTGGTGATTGGGGTATTGTAGACGGTCTTGTCTATGAAAATTGGGAAGAAAAGGCGTTCAGTGTTGATGAAGTCAAGAAGATTGCCGGGGTCAAGTCTGTATTCGGTCTTGACTTTGGTTATACAAATGACCCGTCAGCACTGTTTTGTGGTCTGATAGATCAGTCAAGCAAGACCATTTGGGTCTTTGATGAAATGTATCAGCCGGGCATGAGTAATGAAGCCATTGCCGAACAGGTTCAGCGGATGGGATATGTGAAAGAGAAGATCACAGCCGATTCAGCCGAACCAAAGAGCATTGACCGCTTGCGTGAACTGGGTCTGAAAGGAATCAGGAAAGCAAGGAAGGGCAAGGACAGCATCAACAACGGCATTGACTTCATACAGGACTATCATATTATCATTCATCCCCGTTGCGTGAATTTCATCACAGAGATCAGCAACTATCAGTGGGATAAGGATGCCAAGACGGGCAAGAAACTGAACCGCCCTATTGATGACTTCAACCACCTGATGGATGCAATGCGTTATGCGATTGAACAGATGGCAAAAGGTGATGCCTTTAGTTTTGATTAAGCAATTACCGGGTAGAATACACGGTGTCAGCAGCCGTTTCTTTTTGGACGGTAGGAAAAGGCTGTCAAATGCTTACTCCGGGGCGGTTGCAATCGGTGACCGCCTATGACACCTGTATAACTACTTTTGAGATATTAGAAACAAATTAGTAACACATACCATTGGAAACATAGTGTTTTCAGGGGTTTTGATTTTATTATGCAATGAAAGGGGTGAATTGAACCGTGTTCAGTTCCTTTGTGGATGCAATCACATTAAAACTTAGCAACTTTATATTGCAAGGGGCAAAGGCACACATGACCGACTTGGAATTTCTTGAAAAGGAAATTGCAGCATGGAAGTGTTCACCCCGTAGAATGATGCAGATAAAAGGATTTTTGTACTATGACGGTGACCATGATGTAATTCACCGCAAGCGTACAATGATCGGTGAAGGCGGGGAACTTGAAGTTGTTGAGAACCTACCAAACAACAGAATTGTTGATAACCAGTATGCAAAAATGGTCAATCAGAAAGCCAATTATCTGTTCGGTAAGCCGTTCACACTAAGCGGTGAAAATACTGCATACATTGAACTGCTGAAAAAGATATTTGACAAGAAGTTCATGCGAACGCTGAAAAGTGCGGGCAAGGCTGCATATAATGGCGGTATTGCTTGGTTATACCCATACTACAATGAACGGGGTGAATTTGCTTTCAGGCTTTTCCCCGCTTATGAGATTTTGCCGTTTTGGAAAGATTCTGAACACACTGAACTTGATTTCTTCATCCGGCATTATGTGACGGTTGCCTATGACGGCAATCAAAGGAAGTTCATTGAAAAGGTTGAATTGTATGATCTGAATGGGGTTCACCTGTTCATTCTTGATGGCGGGAAACTGATTCCTGACATTGTGAACAATGAAACCGCAGACTTCCCACACGTTACAATGACGGATGCTGCCGGAAATGTTCAAGTGTTCAACTGGCAGCGTGTTCCCCTGATTTCATTGAAAGCCAATGAACAGGAAACACCGCTGATTAAGAAGGTCAAGTCATTACAGGATGGTATCAATGTAATGCTGTCTGACTTTGAAAACAATATGCAAGAAGATGCCCGGAACACTATTTTGGTATTGAAGAACTATGACGGTACTAATTTGGGTGAGTTCAGGAAGAACCTTGCAACATACGGTGCAGTAAAGGTCAGATATGACGGTGACACCAAGGGCGGGGTTGAAACCCTTGAAATCACGGTCAATGCAGATAATTACAAGACCATTGTGGAAATCTTCAAGAAAGCCTTGATTGAGAACGCAATGGGTTATGATGCCAAGGATGACAGACTTTCCGGCAACCCTAATCAGATGAACATTCAGTCAATGTATTCTGACATTGATACAGATGCCAATGATGCAGAATCAGAAGCACAGGCAGCAATGGATGATGTACTTTGGTTTGTCAACTGTCACCTTGCCAATACAGGACAGGGTGACTTTGAAGGTGAAGAAGATGGGGTTGATGTGGTATTCAACCGTGATATGCTGATGAATGAAACAGATATTATTGATAACTGTCAGAAGTCACAGGGAATCATTTCTGATGAAACGATCATCAGTATGCATCCTTGGGTGGATGACCCGCAACTTGAAATGGAACGCCTGAAAAAGCAGAAGGAAGAAGCACAGAAAGAAATGCTTGCACAGTATGACCCGTTTGGTACACAGAATCAGAACGGTGACGGTGCAGATGATGACCCTGACAACAAAGGTGACCCGTCACAGGGAAGTCAGGGCGGTGAAGTAGATGAATAACGGTGAATACTGGCAGAAGCGTTTTGAACTGCTTGAACAGGCTGCACACCAACAGGGGGTTCAGTGCTATGCGGATATTGAAAAACAATACCGACAGGCACAGAAGCAACTTGAAGGTCAGATTGCTGCATGGTATCAGCGTTTTACATCTAACAACGGGGTAACCCTTGCAGAAGCAAAGCGGATGTTGAACGCAAAGGAACTTGCTGAACTGAAATGGGATGTGAACCAATACATTCAGTACGGTCAGGAAAATGCGATCAACGGCACTTGGGTCAAGCAGCTTGAAAACGCATCTGCAAGATTCCATATCAGCAGACTTGAAGCCTTGAAGTTGCAGACCCAACAGAGCATTGAAGTCATGTTTGGAAACCAACTTGACAGCATTGACAGCACAATGCGGAATGTCTACAAGTCCGGCTATTATCACACCGCCTATGAGATTCAGAAGGGTGTGGGTGTTGGTTGGGACTTTTCCGCACTGGATGACAAGCAGATCAGCAAGGTCATCAATAAGCCTTGGGCGGTTGACGGCAAGAATTTCAGTGAAAGGATATGGGGCAACCGTCAGAAGTTGGTCAATGAACTGAACAACACCCTGACACAGAACATCATCTTGGGAAAAGACCCGCAGAAAGCCATTGATGAAATTGCCCGGAAGATGAACACTTCCAAGACCAACGCCGGGCGGTTGGTAATGACAGAAGAAGCCTTTTTCAGTTCCGCAGCACAAAAGGATTGTTTTGATGAACTGGATGTTGAACAGTTTGAAATTGTGGCAACACTGGATTCCCACACTTCGGATATATGCCGGGGTATGGACGGCAAGCATTTCCCTATGTCTGAATGGAAGGTTGGTGTGACTGCACCGCCGTTTCATGTTCATTGCAGAAGTACCACAGTACCATATTTTGATGATGAATTTGATGCTGTCGGTGAACGTGCTGCAAGGGATGAAGAAACAGGCAAGACCTACTTTGTACCGGGTAATATGACCTATAAGGAATGGGAAAAGTCATTTGTCAATGGTGATAAGTCAGGCTTGCAAGCAGTCAACAGTGATGATACAATCAAAGAAAAAGAACCAAGTGAAGCATTTCAACAGATTCAGAAAGCGTGTGAAGCAGACAAGGTTGAACACAGACCTGTTCAGAAACTTTCACAGCCGTTGTCATCTGATGAAATCATTGAAAGGCTTGCGGGTGGGGATATGACCAAGGGTTCATGTTCTTCACTGGCTTTTGCATACATTGGAAACAGGAACGGACTTGATGTTCTTGATTTCAGGGGTGGCAGCAGTCAGTATGTATTTTCTATGAACAGCAACATCAAGAAAATACTGGAATTACCGGGTGTGAATGGTTCAATCACAATGGTCAAGAAAGAGATTTCAGGAACAATGGAAGTCCTGAATAATCTTGTCTTGAATAAAGAATACTATCTTGCAACTGGTAAACACGCAGCCATTGTCAGACGGGTTGACAGCGGTGTTGAATACTTGGAACTTCAATCAAAATTTCAAAACGGGTGGATGCCATTTGACCGTTACGGTTCAATGGCTGCAACACTGAATAAGCGTTTTGGATGTAGGAAAACGGTTGATAAGCAATTCGGCAAGGTTTGGGAAAAATCGGTTGTTCTTATGGATGTTGAATCATTCAATGAAAACGCTGAATTTGAACAAATTCTTGGGTATATAAATACCGCAGTAGAAAGTCAGAAGAAAGGGGTGACGGGTGATGTCAAGTAACTGGTACAAGAACAATGAAACAGATCAGATTTGGTGGAAAGATACACCTGATTCAGTCGGTGAATGGCTGTTCAGTTTTGACAAAAAGCAAGTGTTCAATATGTTTGCTGATTATCCGCACAACCTGACACCTGAACAGAAAAAAATATTTGATGAAGAAAATCCTGAATGGTGTGAGTTCTTCAAAGATAGAGTATAGAAAGCACGGTCAAATAACCGTGCTTTTTTCATACCTTAACAAGTTATCAATAGACCTGTAATAATTGCTATATGGCGGTTATATGAGGTCAGAAAGGGGGATAAAAGGCACATGAAAACGTACACAATGAGAAAGGCATGGTGATCCTAATTATCTCCCGGCTACTGGGTCAAGTAGCATATAGAAAAGGCATCCGGCAACGGGTGTCTTTTTTCTTGCGGGTTGTCAAGCGTAAACCGAACAAAACCAATCAATCATGTGGGAGTAACCCCGTATAAAAACGTATTTGAAAGGATGGTATAGAAATGACAAGAAAACAGTTAGAGGATTTAGGACTTACCAAGGAACAGGCTGATTCAGTAATGAAAATCAATGGTGATGACATTGAGAACGCAAAGGGTACTGCTTCAACAGAAATCAAGAACTTGCAGACAGAGATTGAAGGACTGAAAACACAGGTCGGTGACCGTGACAAGCAGTTAGAAACCCTGAAAGCATCTGCCGGGGACAACGCTGATCTGAAAAAGAAGATTGAGGACTTACAGACTGAAAATGCCACTGCCAAGGCAACCCATGAATCTGAACTGAACCAGTTGAAAATTGATTTTGCGGTTGAAAAGGCACTTACTGGTGCAAAGGCAAAGAACATCAAAGCTGTCAAAGCCTTACTTGAACTTGGAGAAGCCAAACTTGACAAGGACGGAAATGTCAAGGGACTGGATGAACAGATCGAGAAGTTAAGAAGTGGTGATGACACCAAGTTCCTGTTTGAAGCACAAAAGCAGCAGAAACAGCAGCAGAATTTCAAAGGTTTTCAGCCGGGAGCATCAGGGGAAAAGAAACCGGGTGAGGGTGAAACGGTCGATTTCTCAAAAATGAGTTATGACGAACTTACCGCTTACATGGAAGCAAACCCGGATGCACAGATTTAATTTGATGAAAGGAAGGTAATCGAAACATGGCAAAATTTGATGCTAAAAGTTTTAACGAAAAGGCGTTCGGTAAGTACATGAGTGCTATTCCGAACGTGAAACTGAACAAGTTACGTGAATCCCGTGCAATCGTTGGTGATGCAAGATTACGTGACACTTTTGTGAATAACTCACAGACTGGCACTGTTTACGCAGTGTTACCGTTCTTTGGTCTGCTTTCCGGCACACCACAGAACTATGATGGTGTTGACAATGTTACACCGGGCAAGACTGACACCTATGAACAGGGTGTTTTCACATATGGCAGAATGAACGGTTGGACAGAAGCAGATTTCAGTTATGATGTAACTGGTGGTACTGACTTCATGGCAAACGTAAGAAATCAGATCAATGACTACTGGAACGGTGTAGATCAGGATGTTATCCTTGCAATCTTAGAAGGTGTCTTTGGGATGAAGGACACTGGTGCGGGTGACATTAAGAAAGCCAATGCAGCGTTCGTTGAAGCACACACCTATAACATTGCACAGGCGGGTGCTGAACATACTGATGATACTATGAAGATGGATGCAACAACCCTGAACAGTGCAATTCAGAAGGCTTGCGGTGATAACAAGCAGAAGTTCAAGCTGGTTTACTGTCACAGTGCAGTTGCTACCAACCTTGAAAACCTGAAACTGCTTGCATACTTAAAGTACACAGATGCACAGGGCATTGAGCGTGATCTTGAAATGGGTACTTGGAACGGCAGACTGGTCATCATTGATGATTCTTTACCTACTAAGGTTGTTGATGCCGTTGCAGAGGACACAGGCAAGGGAATCAAGGCACAGGATGCGTACACAGAGTACACAACCTATATCCTTGGTGAAGGTGCTATTGGTTTTGAGGATGTAGGTGCAAAAGTGCCTTATGAAATGGTTCGTGATGCTAAGACAAGGGGTGGTGAAGATACACTGATTTCCCGTAAACGTCACGCTGTTTCTGTTGCGGGTGTTTCTTATACCAAGGCATCACAGGCAACAAATTCCCCTACCAATGCGGAATTAAAGACTGGTAAGAACTGGTCACTGGTTGCATCTGATACCAAGGCGATTGAGCATAAGGCAGTACCTATTGCCCGTATCATTTCCCGTGGATAATTTCTGATCTGAAAGGGTGGTTGCAATGTTTGATACTGATACAGTAAAAGAACGGTTGAAATCATTCGGTTATACGGTCAAGGCAGATGATGAATTTGCCTTGACCTTTTGCGTTGAGAAAGTACGCAGCACAATCAAGAATGAAATCAACTGGAATGATGTGCCGGAAGGACTGGAACACATTGCCGTTGATATGGCGGTTGGTGAATTTCTTCTTTCCAAGAAAACCTTTGCACCTGATGACCTTACCGGGTTTGATTTAGAATATGCTGTCAAGCAAATTCAGACGGGGGACACCAACACGGTTTTTGCAACTGGTGAAGGTTCAATGACCCCTGAACAAAGACTGACTTCTTTCATCAATTACCTTTTATCCTATGGAAAGGCTGAATTTAATTCATTCAGGCGTATCAGATGGTAAAGCAGATTCAGGCAGCACAAAAAGCTGCAAGGAAAGCCATTGAAGCAACCTATTTTGGTACTTTGACGGTGACAGAACTGCAAAAGGTAAAAAATGAGAAGTCAAAACTTATGGAAGAATCAGAGGTTGTAGTCTTACAAGACCAACCGTGCAGATTATCTTTTGAAAAACTGCAAACAGCAATTCAGTCAGAATCAGCAGCAACGATCACGCAAAGCACAAAGTTGTTTGTTTCCCCGGATGTAACCATTAAAGCGGGGTCAAAACTGACAGTAACACAGGACAATGTGACCACGGACTACACCCGCAGCGGTGTCCCTTCCACATATCCAACGCATCAGGAAATCACACTTGAACTGTTCAAGGAATATGCGTAAATGAGTAGAATGGGAAGATTTGACTGCAAAGGTCTGAAAGACTTTCAGCAGCAGTTGGGAAAGTTGCAAAATCCTGATGACTTTGTGGAATCGTGTGCAAAAGAACTTGCTGCCCGGTTGCTTCGCATGGTGGTCAAAAGAACACCTGTCGGACAGTACCCGGCAAGTTCAGGAAAAAAGGGCGGTACATTAAGGCGTGGTTGGACTGGTTCAAAGAGATCATCAGCAAAAGGTTATGCTGACAGCCTGACGGTGAATCATTTTGGTGATACCTATGTCATTGAAATTGTGAACCCGGTTGAATACGCATCCTATGTTGAGTACGGACACAGGACAGCCAATCATTCAGGATGGGTCAAGGGTCAGTTTATGATGACCATATCTGAACAGGAATTACAGAAAATTGCCCCAAAGGTGCTTGAAAACAAAATCAAGAAATATTTAGGGGGACTTGGTAAATGATAAATTCAATAGTTGAAGCAATCAGTTGTTCCCTGAACAAAGAATTTGGGGATGATTATGAAATCCACAATGAAGAAATTAAGCAAGGTTTGAAAGAGCCTTGTTTTTTTATTGCTTGCTTGAACCCAAACAACAACCTTTTCCTTGGTAAACGGTATGAACGTACCAATCAGTTCTGCATCCAGTATTTCCCACAGTCTGCAAAGAAGCAGCGGGAATGTGCTGATGTGGCTGAAAGAATGTATGACTGTTTGGAGTATATCACAACAGACGGTGATACCAAGCCAATCAGGGGTTCAAAAATGAATCATCAGGTGGTTGACGGTGTTCTGAATTTTTTTGTCAATTATGACTTTTTCACAGTCAAGACGGAAGAACAGACACCAATGGAAACTATGACGGCAAGCACGGATGTGAAGGAAGGTGGTTGATTATGGCAGCAAAAAAGACAGCAACGGGAACTGCTGCAAGGTCTGAACAGACTGAACCAATGTTCAGCAAGGAACAGATTCTTGCATCTGCCCGTTTTGCAAACAGAAGGGACTTGGTGGATGCCCTTCTTGATGAAGATAAAAGTTACACCATGAAAACTGTTGACAATTTAGTTGAAAAATACATGAAAGGACAGGTGAAATAGTATGGCTTTAGGTGGTGGTACATTTACCTCACAGAACAAAGAACTTCCCGGTGCTTATATCAACTTTGTATCGGCTGCATCTGCATCCGCTGCACTGTCTGATAGAGGTATTGCAACAATGCCCCTTGAACTTGACTGGGGTGTTGAAGGGGAAGTTTTTGAAGTGACCAATGAAGATTTTCAGAAGAATAGCCTGAAACTTTTTGGTTATGCCTTTGACAGTCCTAAGATGCTTGGTCTTAATGATCTGTTCATGGGTGCAAAGACCTTATACGCATATCGTCTGAATGGCGGTGGTGATAAGGCAGCGAACACATACGCAACTGCAAAGTATTGTGGTGTTCGTGGTAACGATTTGAAGATCGTGATTCAGAAAAATACAGATGATGCAAGCAAGTATGATGTTACAACCTACTTCGGTACGGTTAAGGTTGACACACAGACAGTTGCCAAGGCTGCTGATCTTGTGGCAAACGATTATGTAACATTCAAAGCTGCTGATCTTGCTGTTACTGCCGGAACACCTTTGACTGGTGGTACAAACGGCACGGTTGACGGCACAGCACATCAGGCTTACTTGGATAAAATCGAATCATACACCTACAACACTATGGGCGTTGTGGTTACTGATGACATTACCAAGAAGTTATATGTGGCTTTCAACAAGCGTTTGCGTGATGAACTGGGTATCAAATTCCAGTTGGTTATTTATAACCTGTCTGCTGATTATATGGGCGTTATCAGTGTGAAGAACAAGGTAACAGATGCCGGATGGTCAGAAGCAGCACTTGTGTACTGGGTAACTGGTGCAGAAAGCGGTTGTGCAGTCAATAAGTCTTGTCAGAACAAGAAATATGACGGCGGTTTCACCGTTGATACCAATTACACACAGAATGAGTTGAAAGCAGCAATTAAGGCGGGTGAGTTCACTTTTCATAAGGTCAACGGCGTTGTCCGTGTGCTTGAAGATATTAACTCTATGGTGACCACTTCGGACACTTGCGGGGATGTATTCAAGGACAATCAGACGATCAGAGTTATTGACCAGTTGGGAAATGATGATGCAGTTCTTTTCAACACTAAGTATCTTGGTGTTGTTCCAAACAATGCATCAGGCAGAACTTCCCTTTGGTCTGACTTGGTAAAAATCCGTACACAGTTACAGGAACTTGGTGCTATTGAAGGGTTCACTGATTCTGATGTTACGGTTGCACAGGGCGATTCCAAAAAAGCGGTTGTGATTACATCAGCAATCACCGTTGGGAACGCTATGGGTAAACTCTATGAAACGGTTACGGTTGCGTAAGAAAGGGGTGAAATAAAATGCCGAATGTAACAATGAAAGCAAGGGACACTATTGCAGCAAAACTTGCTGAATGTTTTATCACAATCGGAAGTAGAAGATACAACTTCATGCAGATGATTGATATGGAAGCAAAGGTTGAGAAAACCAAGACCACTGTTCCCCGCCTTGGTGCAATCATGGCGGGTCATAAGTCATGTGGTATGGAAGGTACTTTTTCCGGCACTGCACACTATAACCAGTCAGTTCTTCGTCAGGCGTTACTTGATTATAAGAACACTGGTGAGGATGTGTATTTTGAAATGCAGATCACCAATGATGACCCAACCAGTGATGCGGGTAGACAGACGATCATTTTCTATGACTGCAACACTGACGGCGGTGTGTTAGCAAAATTTGATGCTGACGGGGAATACCTTGATGAAGAGATTGAAGGAACATTTGAGGACTTCTCAATGCCTGAATCTTTTGCAAACCTCACGGGTTTTCTTACTAACTAAGTAACAGAACCCCTTGTGTGGCTTTTATATAAGGTCATATAAGGGGTTTTTTCTATTCTTTGATAAACAGAAGGGAGAACAACAAAATGTCAAAATTTAGTGCATTTATGAAAGCGAATAAAAAGGTAAAGGAAAATGAAAAGTTTGCACCTACTGCTTCACTTCTTGGTTCAGACGGAACACCTGTTAGATGGGAGTTCAGACATATCAGTTCCAAGGAGAATGAACAACTTCGTGATGCAAACACCATTGAAGTTCAGGTGACAGGCAAGCCGAACTTATTCAGACCGAAACTGATTACTTCAAAGTACCTTATGGCAATGATCGTAAAGTCAACGGTGTTTCCTGACCTTTACGATAAAGAGTTACAGGACAGTTACGGTGTAATGACCCCGGAAGATTTAGTCTATGCAATGGTTGATGATGCCGGGGAAATGCAGGACTTCCAGTTATGGATGCAGAAGTTTCAGGGATTTACCAAGTCACTTGATGAAAAGGTTGATGAAGCAAAAAACTAATTGAAGAAGGGGATGGTGAAGCAAATTATGCTTACTATGCCCTTCTAAAACTTCACATTCTTCCATCAGTGTTCTTGGCTATGGATGAACAGGAAAAAGCCTTTGTGATTGCTTCAATCAAGTTGAAAGCAGAGCATGACAAGAAGGAAAAGAAAAAGGCAGAAGCAAGGGCAAAGAAAAAACACTAAGAAAGGACGGTGAAACAGGTGTCATCTATTCAGACAGGCATTGAACTTAATGACCAATTCAGCGGAGTGTTGAACAACATCATCAGTTCAGTGAACCTTGCCGTGTCTGCAATGTATGATATGCAGCAGTCAATGAACGCTGATATTGATACAAGCAGCATTGAAGGGGCAAGGGATGAAATCAATCAGGCAACCGCTGCCATTGAAGCAATGAATCAGGCAGCAAGCCGACAGACCGCACCTGATATTGCACCGCCTGACCCTGAACCCGTAGAAATCCCGGTCACATGGAACACTGACGGGGTGGATGTGTTCACAGGAACAGGCGTTGAACGATTTCAGCAAGAAGTTCAGAGTGCAAATGATATGTTGAACACACTGAACACCACACAGGCAAGGATTTCACAGACCGCACAGGGGATGGATATACTGCCGGATGCAGCAGTTCAGGACATGAACACCATGCAACAGCGGTTATCTGCAATTCAGCAGCGGATTCAGCAGATTGAGAACAACCCGGTAAATGTTGGGGCAGACAATGCAAATGCAGAACTGGAACAGTTGCGTATGCAGTTGAATCAGGCTATTCAGGAACAAAATTCACTGAATCAGGCAATGCAGAACATGGATGTTTCTGCTGCCAATGATGCCTATTTGCGTTTGTCACAGACGGTTGGCAACACAGAAAGATACATCCGTGACAATGTGGATGAACAGGGGCGTTTCAATCAGGAAATTTCAGCCGGAACACAACAGGCAAATGAACTGACCAATACCATCAAACGGGCGGTTGCAGCCTATGTCAGTATTCAGTCAGTTGGGAAAGCACTGAACATTTCAGATGAACTTGTTCAGACAACATCCCGTTTGAACATGATGAATGACGGGGTTCAGACAACTGCTGAACTTGTCAACATGGTATATGCAGCAGCACAGGATGCAAGGGGTTCATTCGGTCAGATGGCTGATGTTGTTGCCCGTTTTGGTAACAACGCAAAGGATGCGTTCAGCAGTTCGGAAGAAGTTGTTGCTTTTGCTGATCTGATTCAAAAACAGATGACGATTGCCGGGGCAAGCACCCAAGAAGCAGCAAACGCAGAATTGCAGTTATCACAGGCACTTGGTTCAGGTGTCCTTCGTGGTGATGAATTGAACAGTATCTTTGAACAAGCACCTAACCTGATTCAGAACATTGCGGACTATCTTGATGTTCCAATCGGTAAGATCAGGGAAATGGCAGCGGATGGGGAACTTTCCGCTGATGTGGTCAAGACAGCAATCTTTTCTGCTGCTGATGACATTAACAGCAAATTCAATGAAATGCCTATGACTTGGGGGCAGATGTGGCAGTCAATGCAGAACACCGCACTGATTGCATTTCAACCTGTTCTTCAAAGACTGAACGATTTAGCCAATAGTGAAGCATTTCAGACTTTCATTCAGGGTGCTATTGAAGCAATGGCAACCCTTGCGAATATCCTTCTGAATGTGTTTGAAGTAGCTGCATCCGTTGGGGCATTTATCGGTGATAACTGGTCAATCATTGCACCAATTATCTATGGTGTAATTGCTGCATTAGGGGCATATTTGGCAATCATGGGAATTGTCAACGCAATTACTGCAATTTCAGCAGCCATTGATGCGACAAAGGCAGCAGCAGATGCACTTGCAGCCGGACAAACATTTCTTTGGACGGTACAGCAGTATGGATTGAACGCAGCACTTGCAGCGTGTCCGATCACATGGATTATTGTGCTGATTATAGCACTTATAGCAATAATTTTTGCCGTATGTAATGCGATTGCAAAGATGACAGGTATTGCAAATTCAGGGTTCGGTGTGATTACTGGTGGTGTGAACGTGGTGATTCAGTTCTTCAAGAACTTGGGTCTAACCGTGGCAAACATTGCCTTGGGTATTGGAAACGCCATTGCAGCACTTGCATCCAATATGATGACGGCATTTCACAATGCAATCTGTTCTGTTCAGTCATGGTTTTACAACCTGTTAAGCACGGCACTTTCAGTCATTGAAGGTATTTGTTCAGCACTGAATAAGTTACCGTTTGTTGAATTTGACTATTCAGGCATTTCATCCGCAGCGGATGACTATGCAGCCAAAGCAAGTGAAGCAGCCGGAAACAAAGAAGATTACCAGTCAATCAGTGATGCGTTCAATGAAGGTTTTACAACCTTTGATGCATTTCAGGACGGTTGGGCATCAGATGCGTTCAATGCGGGTGCAGCATGGGGTGACGGTATTGCTGATAAGTAAAGAGAGCACTTACTTGTGATTCGTATTCTGTTACTTCTATCTTTTCTTAAATTTGAAAAAGAAGCCGATATTTTTTCAGAAACATATTGTATGAAGTCGTCTGAAAATAGACTATACGGATATAAATTTCTACATTCTAAATATGAAATCCATCCGATAGTTAAACAGGATGATTTATCAAGATTACAATCATAAGTTTCATAAATACTATTGATTAAATTCGAAATATTTGAAATTTCCCAAGTGCTTAATTGTATGAGCATATTCATGCGCCTCCAGTGTCGTGCTTTATAATGTTGCAAGAGAACCAGTGAAACAATTATTAGCATCATTCCAGTCAACAATATATTTAACTGGAGTAGAAAAACCATTTCTATCAAGTAGGTACAATAATTCATTACATTGAAGACGTCTGCTTTTAGGGAATTTAAAGTTTGCATTAGCA